ATGCCTGTTCACGCCAATGACCACGGCGGCAATCCGCCAAAAAGCCCGAAAACACGGCTGAAAGTGGCGAAATCACGCCAACAACCTACTGCATCGCGCGCTTCTCACCCACCGGTGAAGCCCTCAACCCAGGCGAAGGCGTCGACGATATCCCCGAAGACAACAGTGCCGAGATTCCGGATGAGAACGACACCGACCCGGCGTGCTTCAAAACCGGCGCTTACGAAACCTGCATCGACCCCAAACAGCCCAACTGCGGCACCCGTGGTGGTAACCCATTCTGCTTCGGTGAGGGTGACAGCTGCGGTGAGGTCAACGGTCAGCACATCTGCTTTCCCAACGGTGCGCGCAAGTGCAGCTATGTCGATGGCACCTATGAGTGCATCAACCAGAAGACCGGTGAAAAGATCGCCTACGACAGCCCCGACCACCCAAAGAACGGTGGCAATGCCGATGGCAACACCAACAACGACGAACAGAAACAAGGCCAAGTCGTTGTTGGCGGTGGTGCCCAGGGTTCCGACAAGGCCGCGACTAACAAAGCCATCAGCGACCTGCAGGAAGGCCTCGGCGACAAGCTTGAAGCGATCAAAGACGCCCTGACCGAAACCACCGATGGCCCCAGCAATGGCCTGGAAAACCCCGGTGAACGTGGCTCGCTGGATGCCGATGAATGGGACGAAAAGATTGCCGAGGCCAAGCTCGAATTTGCCACCGTCACCAACCAGTTTGGCGACCTCTTCGAGGGCATCGTTAGCCCCAACCTCTCCGGCTCAGGTGGTCAGCTCTACTGCGAATCCTTCGTCGTCATGGGCAAGACCTACGAACTATGCCTAAGCCAGTTCGCCGATGAACTGTCTGGCATCGGCGTGGTGATCCTCTTCCTCGCCACCTTGTTTGCCGCCTACATCATCTTCATCAAAGACTGAGGATCTCCTATGGACTTCTCCTTCATCACCGACTTCTTCACCGGCATGAATGGCTTTATCCAGGACATGTGGCACTGGATCTACCAAGGCCTGTACGACTTCACCAAAGAGGTCATGGTCGTGATGACCAAGGCCATGATCTACGCCTACTTCAGCAGCATGATCTTCGCCGCCGAGATTGCTTATGAAGTGGTGCAGGACATTGTCCAGGGCCTTGGCATCACCCAGCAGATCCAATCCGCCTACTCGACCATCCCCGAAGAGATGCGCAACACCCTGGCGTTCTTCCGCATCCCCGAAGCCCTGACCATCATCTTCTCCGCCATCCCGACCAAGATGGCGATGAAGTTCGTCCCGTTCATAGGCCGCTGATATGTCGATCAAGATCCATCACGGCCCCAATGGCAGCTACAAGACTTCCGGCGCCCTGCAGGATGATGCGGTCCCCGCGATCAAAGAGGGGCGCACCATCATCACCAACATCAGGGGCTTCACCCTGGATCGGGTCTATGAAGTCTTCCCCGACTGCCCGAAGAGCACCGAGGTCATCAACCTCTCGATGGAATCCACCGAGGATCTCGAAAAGCTGCGCCGCTGGTTTATGTGGGCACCCAAGGGCGCGTTTCTGATCTTCGATGAAACCCAGATCCTTTTCCCCAAATCCTGGCGCGACAAAGACCTAGAGCAATTCGACTTCCCCGGCGGCATCGAAAAAGCCAAAGAAGCCGACCGGCCTACTGGCTGGCTCGACGGCTGGACTCGCCACCGGCATTGGAACTGGGACGTTGTCCTTACCACCCCCAACATCCGCTACATCCGCGACGATATCCGCCTCACCTGCGAGAAGGCTTACCTGCATGCCAACCTCGCCTTGATCGGGGTGAAAGGTCGCTATAAAGAGGCCATGCACGATGCACAGGAAAACCGCCCCCATAGCGATGGATCCTCCATCGTTGAACTCAAGAAAATCAGCGCCGCCACCTTCAAACTCTACGACTCAACCTCCACCGGCACCGTCCGCGATACAGCAGCGGGTAAGAACCTACTACTGTCGCCTAAGGTTCTGGGCCTCCTGGGTTTTATTGCCGCTCTTCTCTACTCTATTTTCGCTGGCGACTCCGCATCTCTGTTCACTGACGGGCTCACTCACCACCAGCCTCAAAAGCCTGCTGCTGCCCCCGCTCAAACTCCTGGGCAAGCTTCTGCTGCGCCTGCTGGTGTGGCTACTGATGATCTGGCTGATCGCCAAACTGATCAGCCAGCTTACGTAGCCACCGACGCACCCGGATCGCACCCGTTCTGGAAGCAAACCCTCGTCGTCAAAGCCGCCATGACCGGCTACCAGAACGAACGGGGCAAAGAGGTGGTGTTGTTCCACGTCCTCAGTGAAGACGGCTCTCACTTCGGCCAGACCGGCAACGACCTGCGCGCCCTCGGCTACCGCATCACCGTGATAACCCCGTGCTACGTCGAACTGCGCCGCGATGGCTGGAGTGGTGTGTCCATGTGCAAAGGCACTGCACCTGCGCAACAGGAAGCCCAGGCCGCCACCCAACCACAACAACCAGAACAGCTCACCGCCCAGCAGCGCTTTGAAAAGAACGCTGTACGCGTGACCGTCATCGAGGACACGTCGCGTGATGAAAAGCCGTTTTCCAACTAGCGCGGCCGCGCGCCGGGGAGCGGCTAGGTCCAGAGCGATCCCGGCGCGCGGCTCGCGCTGACGTCCCTGTAACACGTCAGATAAATAAGTTTAAACAGTCTCAATTCGTCACTATTTGGAGCAGTAGAAAATGACCGTAAAAGATCAAATTCGGGTAGACCGTCAGTTCAAAGAGTCGGCAACGGGTCGCGTCTTCTTCGACCAGAAAAACGCCAAGATCACCGATCTGACAAAAGTGCGCTTGCTGCGCTGTGGCGTCGATACGGTGCGCCAGTTGTACAAGGGGCTGATCCGCCCGGAAATCATGGCGCTATTTGACAACCCAGGCACCTTGGTTGACTTCGCGGGCCAGCGTTGGCACTCCGGCCGTGTAGGCCGTGACTCCGGGTATCAGTACAAGCTGCAGAACGCAGACCTGGGCATCATCCTGTTGGTGAAGAACTTCAACGCCAAACTGGACTGCATCGGCCCACACCTGAAAATCGAAGTGTCACCCCATGCAATCGACAGCCTGTCACCCGAACGCCTGCAGGCGCGTTTGGACTTCTACGCCGCCCAGTTAATGACCCATGTGGAAATTAACCAGTGCGCCGTCCACCTCGCGTTAGATCTCCAGGGCTGGACACCTCCGGCCGATCTGGTGGCCCGCATGCACTGCAAGGCCCGCACACAGCGCGATATCTCGGGCATCAGTGAAATCAACTGGGCGACCAAATCCAGCACCTACGGACGTGGCGAAACCTCGATGTTCGGCTCTGCCAGTGGTGTGCAGATTTGTATCTACAACAAGACCGAACAGGCCAAGGCCTGCGACAAGCTCGACTACTGGGAAAGCGTCTGGAAGCGCCGTGACAGCTTCGATGCGGCCGACCCGGATAACTACAACCCCAAGCAAACCGTCTGGCGTGTCGAGCTGCGTTATCACCACTCGATCATCCAGCAATTCGCCAGTGGCTCCCTGGACGTGAAAACCGGTGAAGCCATCGACACCCGTTCGTTTGCAGCGTTTGCCGGGCATCTGGACGGCCTGTGGCGCTATGGCCTGCGCCAGTTCAAGTTGATGGATCGCCCCGGCTATTTCTCCCCCATTTGGACACTCATTCGCGAGGACGTGCGCGTGGACCTACCTGTTGATTCCCTGCTCGAAGACACCGAATACAAGCGCTACTACAAGACCTCCCGTGGCTTCTCGGGCAAGAACGTCGAACTGTTCCTGGGTAACTTCGTAAGCCTGCTGGCAAGGGAACGGGTGGGCGCAAAAAAGGCGTTTGATCGGCTGCAAACCTGGGAATGCTGGCCGGTAATTCGTGATCACTACGCCGCCAAGGACATGAGCGAGCACGACATCTACAAACACATCAAAAACCTGCTGGAAGAGCGTAACGTTCGGTGGGGGCGTGCCGTTTAATGGCCATCGAGCAACAGCCAGACGGACGCTGGAAAGTCGATGTAGAGCCCATCAAGAGCAAACGCTTTCGTAAGACGCTCAAGACCAAAGCTGAAGCCCAACGCTTTGAGGCAACGTGCCGTGCCAAAGTCATAGACGCCCCTGCCTGGTCACCAAAACCCAAGGACAGACGCCGCCTAACTGACCTGATCGACCGATGGGCAACACTGCATGCGCATACCCTTTCAGATGGTGAGGCTCGCCGCCGTTTGCTTGATACGCTCGCAAAAGACTTGGGCAATCCGATAGCTATCAAACTGACGGGCAATGAATACGCCGAGTACAGAACCAACGCGCTCAAGGCTGGTGCCAACCCCAAGACCTTAAACAATCGCCTTGGTTACCTGCGCTCCGTATTCAACGTGCTGTTTCAGCTCAGCGACATTGATTATCCAAACCCGCTGGCGCGTGTTCGCCCTCTTCGACTGCAGGAAAAGGAACTGGCCTACCTGACCGATCAACAGATCGGAAAACTGTTTGCCACCATCCACAGCTATTGCAGGACACCTCACGTCGCCATGATCGCGGCAATCTGTTTGGCTACTGGTGCTCGCTGGGGTGAAGCTCAGGCACTGACGCCTGAAAAGGTGCGCAACCAGCTGGTTACGTTCGTGAACACCAAAGGTAAGCGCGTCCGCTCGATCCCAGTCGCCCTGGAGTTGGAACAGCAGATACACCGGCACTTCAAACAGCACGGCCAGTTCAGCAACTGCCTTAAGGATGGTCTGAAAAAGACTTCCTGATTTTGGCAAAATATCCGCACTCCACCCGCCGAGTTTTCCGATGAAGCAGATGACCTTCGCCGACGCCGAGTACGCCGGCAAGCGCAAGCAGACCCGCAAAGGAAACTCTGAATAAGACTTCCTGATTTTGGCAAAATGCCCGGACGCCACCCGCCGAGTTTTCCGATGAAGCAAATGACCTTCGCCGATGCCGAGTACGCCGGCAAACGCAAGCAGACCCGCAAAGAGTTGTTCCTGATCGAGATGGATCGGGTGGTGCCGTGGAAGGGTTTGATCGCACTGATCGAACCGTATTACCCCAAGGGTGAAGGCGGTCGGCCGGCCTATCCGCTGATGGCGATGCTACGTGTGCACCTGATGCAGAACTGGTTCGGCTACAGCGACCCGGCGATGGAAGAAGCGCTGTACGAGACCACTATCCTGCGGCAGTTCGCCGGGCTGAGTCTGGAACGTATCCCCGACGAAACCACCATCCTCAACTTCCGTCGTCTGCTGGAGAAACATGAGTTGGCTGCCGGCATCCTGGCCGTCATCAATGGCTATCTTGGCGACCGTGGCCTGTCGTTGCGCCAAGGCACCATCGTCGATGCCACGCTGATCAATGCGCCGAGTTCGACCAAGAACAAGGACGGCAAACGCGACCCAGAGATGCACCAGGCCAAGAAGGGCAACCAATACTACTTCGGCATGAAGGCGCACATTGGCGTGGATGACGAGTCGGGGCTGGTACACAGCGTGGTAGGCACGGCGGCCAACGTGGCGGATGTCACTCAGGTCGACAAGTTGCTGCACGGCGAGGAAAACGTGGTGTGCGCCGATGCGGGTTATACCGGCGTCGAAAAGCGCCCCGAACATGATGGGCGCGAGGTGATCTGGCAGGTTGCTGCCCGCCGCAGCACCTATAAGAAGCTGGGTAAGAGCAGCCCGCTGTACAAAGCCAAACGCAAGATCGAGAAGGCCAAGGCCCAGGTGCGCGCCAAGGTTGAGCACCCGTTCCGGGTGATCAAGCGTCAGTTCAGTTATGTAAAGACACGCTTCCGTGGCTTGGCCAAGAACACGGCGCAACTGGTGACGCTGTTCGCGCTGTCGAACCTGTGGATGGCACGCCGACATTTACTGACCAATGCAGGAGAGGTGCGCCTGTAATGCGGGAAATGGCTGCCGCGAGCTACTCGCGGCGGCTAAAAACACAGAAATGAATGGGTAATCTGATCGTTTTTGATCGATTTGCCGCTTTCAAAATCGGCGGGGCTGAAGTCAGCCAGAAATACATGGCTACTTCAGACCATCCTTAACAGCTTTGATAAGGCTCTGGCTGAATCTCGCTTACCGGTTCCGGCTGGCCAGTCATCCCACGTCCTGCGACATACGTTTGCTAGTCACTTCGTAATGAGCGGCGGCAACATCCTCACACTGCAGAAGATCCTGGGCCATACAACCTTGGCCATGACTATGCGCTATGCACACCTTGCACCCGACCACCTGCAAGATGCCGTCAAATTCGGCCCAGCTAGTGATCATCAGCGTTTTCTAAGCATCATCACACCTCAGCCATAACCGATGGTCTGCGCTTTCCTATGCGGCGTGCATTGTTTAGCATGCATACAACGTATATACGTTGTAGATACGAATTGACTTAGAGGTGACGCACCATGGCCAAAGAAGCCGTTTTCAATTTGAAGTTGGAACCCGAGCTACGCGAAGGATTCATGGCAGCCGCTCAAGCCGCACACCTGCCGGCCTCTCAAGTGATGCGTGACCTCATGCGCGATTTCATCCGCCAGCAGCAACAAGCCAAAGAGCATGATGAATTCGTGCAACGTAAGGTTGCTGCAGCCAGGGTATCGGTCGAGGCTGGCCGTGGTCGATCGAATGATGATGTAGAAGCAGAATTCGCCGCTCGCCGTGCTAAGGCTCAAGGGAACTAATGAAGGTTACTTGGACACCCGAGGCTCTGCAGGATCGTCTGGATATCTGGGAATACATCGCCGCTGATAACCCCGCCGCTGCCGTGCACATGGACGAACTATTCAGCGCGGCTGCGTCCACCCTTGCTGACTTTCCGCAAAGAGGGCGACTGGGAACGGTTGTCGGCACCCGCGAGCTGATACCCCACGAGAACTACCGCCTGATCTATCAGACCGAGAGTGACGGTGTCTGGATTCTTGCCCTGGTGCACGTCGCCAGAATATGGCCTCCGCTCCAAAGCTAA